TCACGGAGCTTGAGCGGAAGATCAACCTCATCAACGATGTGGGTGATGCGGTCTTCAACAACCTCGAGAGTGCCCTCAACAACTTCGTTCAGACTGGCACGTTCAACTTCAGCGAATTTGCCAAGTCCGTCATTGCCGATCTGGCCAAGATCGCCATCCAAATGATGATTATTGCTCCGTTGAAAAACCTCTTTGGCGGCATTCTTGGCAATCTGCTTGGTGTTCCGGCTGCAGCGCTCCCGGGGCATAACGAGGGCGCTGATTTTATGGTTGGTGGCATTGGTGGTGTGGACAAGAACGTCGTGGCTTTCCGGGCTTCACGGGGCGAGCGAGTGCAGGTTACCCCCGCGGGTAAATCGGGCAATAATGACAACATGACCGTCAACTTCAACATCACCACGCCCGACGTTGAGGGCTTCCGCCGCTCTGAAAGCCAAATGGCGGCACGTGCTCAACGGATGCTCGCGCGGGGTCAGAGGAATAGCTGATGCCCGATTTTCATGAAATCCGGTTCCCAGACAGTATCAGCAAGGGCTCCTCTGGGGGCCCTCGCCGGCGCACGGATATTGTGACCCTGCGCTCCGGCTATGAGGAGCGCAACGCTGTTTGGGCGGACAGCCGCCGTGAGTATGACGCTGGCCTGGGCATCCGGGACATTGACGACATGCACGAGGTGCTGGAGTTCTTTGAAGCCCGTCTTGGCCGCCTGTACGGCTTCCGGTGGAAAGACTGGGCCGACTACAAGTCCTGCGCTCCTCAGCAGACTGTGGCCCGTAACGATCAGACCCTTGGAACTGGTGATGGCACGAATATCACCTTCCAGCTCGTGAAAGCCTATACCTCGGGACCAACGAGCTGGACCCGGACCATCAACAAACCGGTCAATGGAACTGTCTTGGTCGAAGTGAACGGGTCCCTGGTGAGTGGTGCCAACTATTCGGTCAACTACGAGACCGGAGTTATCACCTTCAATTCGGCCCCGGCCAACGGACACGTTGTGAAAGCTGGATTTGAATTCGATGTTCCGGTCCGTTTTGCCAATGACCACATCGACATTTCGGTGGAACAGTTCAACGCTGGTTCGGCACCTCAGGTCAACGTAATCGAGGTGCGGGTCTAATGGTTAAGAACATCTCCACCGGTCTACAGAACCACCTGGACGGCCGCGCCACCACAATGTGCTATTGCTGGAAAGTGACCCGGAACGATGGTCTCGTTCAAGGGTTCACTGACCATGATAAGTCGCTCACCTTCGATAGCGTGGCCTATGAAGCGTCGACGGGCTTCACGGCCTCGCAATTTGCGGCCAGCATGGGCCTTGCCGTGGACAACCTTGAAGTTGAAGGGGCTTTGTCGTCTGATAGCCTCAACGAGGAGGATTTGGCCACTGGCCAATATGACAATGCTTCCGTTGAGCTTTACTGGGTCAACTGGGCCAATGTATCCCAACGCCATATCGTCAGCAAAGGGTATATTGGTGAAGTCAAGCGCTCCGGGGTTATGTTCCAAGCGGAAGTCCGCGGCCTGTCCAACATGCTTCAGCAGAAGTTAGGGCGCAAATACCAGCGCTATTGCAATGCTGTTATTGGGGATGCCCGCTGTGGCATTGACCTCAATAGTGCCACCTATAAAGGTTCGGGCACTGTCGACAGTGTGAGCAGCAACCGGACTTTCACCGCGACCGGCCTGACGGGCTTTGCGGACGACTGGTTTACGGCCGGAGTGGTGAATTGGCTTACCGGAGCCAATGCCAATAGCTCCATGGAAGTAAAGCTCCATGACTATACCTCTGGAGTGGTGACCATTGAGCTGTGGCAAGCCATGCCCAATAACATTGCGGCCTCGGATACCTTCTCCATTACCGTCGGGTGTAAGCAGGACGCGGCAACCTGCAATTCCAAGTTCAACAATATTGCCAATTTCCGTGGCTTCAACCTCATCCCGGGCCCCGATGTTCTGCTGTTCTACCCAAAGCAGGGCGATGACAATCTGGATGGAGGCTCGCTGCTAGGAAACTAGGGAGGCCCTAAATGCAAGCACAGGAAATCGTAACGCTGGCTCGCTCTTGGATCGGCACGCCGTATCATAACATGGCGGCCGTCAAGGGTCGTGGATGCGACTGCTTGGGCATGTTGCGTGGGGTCTACGCCGAAATCACTGGCAAGCTTATCTCCACGCCAAACTATCGCGGACGTCCACCAAAGGCGTCTACCGGTAGGGAAACCATGCTTGATGCGGCCAGGGAATACTTGGTTGAGGTCCCCAAGGAGATGCGGGGGCCTGCCATCGTTCTGGTCTTCCGTATCCACCCCAAACTGGCCGCTTGGCACTGTGGGATCATGACCACAGACACGGATATGGTTCACTCCCATAGTGGTCGCGAGGTCTATGAAGTGACCCTCGGAGAGCAATGGGAGCCGAAGGTGGCTGCGGCCTTCAAGTTCCCTCAAGTTGAGGACTGAACATGGCGTCTCTTGCCCTTGGACTTATCGGCACGGCCATTGGTGGCGCGATCGGGGGTGGTATCACCATTCTCGGTGCGACCTTGACCGCCGCGTCCATTGGCGGCATGATTGGCACCACGATTGGCAGCTATATTGACAGCATGATCCTGGCGTCCCTGCAGCCAGCGATCCGAAATGAAGGTCCAAGGCTGCAAGAGATGACCCTCATGCAGTCCTCGGAAGGCGCTGTTCAAGGGCGTCTTTTCGGCATTATGCGGGTTGGTGGCAACATTATTTGGGCCGCTCGCTTCAAGGAAACAAAGACGACTGAAAGCGAGACCGTTGGCGGCAAGGGCAGTGGCCAGAAGATCGAAAACACCACCTATAGCTATTCCTGCTCCTTTGCCGTGGCATTCGGCGAGGGCAATGAACGTGTTCAGCTGGGCCGTGTCTGGATGGACGGCAAAGAAGTGGATATGTCCGTCATTGCCCATACTTTTTACCTGGGTACTGAAACTCAGGCGCCCAGCTCGGTCATTCAGGCAATTGAGGGCGTTGGCAATACCCCGGGGTTCCGGGGCACGACCTATATTGTCTTCGAGGACATGGAACTTGTGGACTTCGGCAATCGTATCCCACAAGTGACCGCGGAAATCATTGCGCCCCTTGAGACTAGCGATCCGGACGATATTTCCAATCTTGCACGCGGCTTCTGTCTCATTCCTGGCTCCGGAGAGTTTGTCTACGGCACGGAAATCTATACCCTGCAGAATGCTACCAAGTCTATTTTGGGAACCTTCTTTTTAGGCGACGATTTTAATAACAATATCGGGGACCCTATCCGTCTCCCCTCGCGTAGCGGCGACACAATTGTCGCCCAGTTTATGAATATGCATAACCAGCGTGGGGTCAGTGACTTTGTCCAGTCCATGACCCACCTAGGCGCTTTTCAACCCAACCTGAGCACGATTGCTTTGGTCGTCGGATGGTTTGGGTCTGACCTCCGGCTTGGTGAATGTGAAATCAAGCCCATGGTGGAATATAAAGACCGGGATGGCGTTGTCACTCCGCGTGAGTGGAACGTTGCTGGTTATGTCCGTTCTGACGCTGAAATCGACCAAGTAGGCCGGGACGCAGATGGCAATCCGATCTATGGCGGCACGCCCTCTGACGACGTTGTGGTGGAGGCCATTCAATGGCTGAAAGCACAAGGGTATCGGGTTGTCTTTTACCCGTTCATCTTCATGCATGTGGAACCAGGTAACACGCTGCCGAACCCGTATAGCAATAACGCAGCTGACCTTGGCCAACCAGCTTTCCCCTGGCGCGGTCGGATCACCTGTAGTCCGGCGGCAGGCTTTGTTGGGTCAGTGGACAAGACGGCCACCGCGGCCACTCAGATGACCACGTTCTTTACGCGGACGTGGGGCTTCAACAACTTCATCGAGCATTATGCCAACCTCTGTGACGCAGCTGGGGGCGTGGATGCATTCCTGATTGGCACCGAGATGGTGGGAATGACCCAAACCCGCTCGGCCGCGGGAATTTATCCCGCAATCAGCCGCCTCCAAACTTTGGCGGCAACCGTCAAGGGTATCCTGCCCACGACGGATATTGGGTACGCCGCTGATTGGTCTGAATACCATTCGCATCGCCCGTCAGACGGCTCCAATGATGTCTATTTCAACATGGACCCTCTTTGGGAGGACGCCAATGTTGACTTTATCGGGATTGACAACTATCTTCCCCTCTCGGATTGGCGTGACGGGTCTACTCAT